TTGCGAGTCGCGGATGGCGACCCGCTGGAACGGGCCGGGCAGGCAGTTGCCGCGGCCCGTTCGCATTTCGGGAGAGAGCGCGTGGGACTGACGATTTCGGCAGGCAACCAGCGGCGGCGGCAGATGCAGCACGTGAAGATAGCCGGCTGGACGAGCGAGAAGCGGCAGACCTTTCTCGACACGCTGGCGGTGACCTGCAACGTCAACATCGCCTGCGCGGAGGCAGGCATGTCGAGATCCGGCGTCTATCAGCTTCGCCGTCGCGACCAGGAGTTCGCCGCGCTTTGGCGCGAAGCGCTGCTGATGGGCTATGATCGCCTGGAGGAGCGGCTGCTGCGCCGTGCCGGTGCAGGCGTGAACGATATCGACTTCGGTGGCGGCGACGCGCCGGAGGCGCCGCTCGATGCCGAGCTGGCACTAACGTTGCTCCGCGCCCACCGGCCAGCGGTGGAGGGCCGACGCAAGCGGCGGGGCGGGGAAATCCACCGCATGAGCCGCGAGGAGGCAGAGGCCGCGCTGTCCAAACGACTGGATGCGCTGGAGAAACGGCTGAAGGCGGAGCAGGGCAAGTGAGCAACCCGCTCGAGCGGCTGGCGCTGCTGCCGCGCAAGGAGCGCGACCGGATGCTGGAGCGCATGTCCGACACCGAGATTCGCGTGTTCAACGAATGGTGGGAACGCTGGGCGCATGAAGGCCAGTTCTGGCCCGATGGCGACTGGCGGATATGGCTGATCCGCGCCGGGCGCGGCTTTGGCAAGACGCGCGCGGGCGCCGAATGGGTGAGCCAGATGGCGCGCGACGTGCCGGGCGCGCGGATCGCGCTGATCGGCGCCACGCTGGAGGATGCGCGGCGGGTGATGGTGGAGGGACCATCGGGGCTGCTGGCGGTGGGGCTGGAGGGTGAGACGCTCGACTGGCGCGCGACAGCGGGCGAACTCGTGTTCGGATCGGGCGCACGCGCGCTGGTCTATTCGGCCGAGGCGCCGGAGAAGCTGCGCGGGCCGGAGCATGACTTCGCCTGGGCGGACGAACTGGCGAAATGGTCGGCGGGCTGCGCCGATGCGGCCTGGGACAATCTGATGATGGGGATGCGCCGCGGCGCGCAGCCGCGCGTGGTGGTGACGACGACGCCGCGGCCGGTGAAGCTGATGCGGCGAGTGATAGCGATCGGGCTGCCCGACCTGCACGAGACGCGGGGGCGGACCCGCGACAATATCCATCTGCCGCGCAGCTTCGTCGAGGCGATGGTGCGGGAATATGCCGGCACGCGGCTTGGCCGGCAGGAGCTGGACGGCGAGATGATCGACGACGTGGCGGGCGCGCTGTGGCCGCGTGCGCTGATCGAGCGGCAGCGCCGTGCAGTCGAGGTGTCGCTGGTGCGGGTGGTGATCGGCGTCGATCCGCCCGCCGGGACCGAGGGCGATGCCTGCGGGATCGTCGCGGTCGGGCTCGGGGCCGACAAGCAGGGATATGTGCTGGCCGATGCCAGCGTCGCCGGCCTCAGCCCCGAGGGCTGGGCGGCGGCGGTGGCGGACTGTGCCCAGCGGTTCGAGGCGGAATGCGTGGTGGCCGAGAAGAACCAGGGCGGCGCGATGGTGGCGAGCATCCTCCAAGCGGCGGACAGCGCACTGCCGCTCCGGCTGGTCCATGCCAGCCGCGGCAAGTCCGCCCGCGCCGAGCCGGTGGCGCTGCTCTATGAGCGCGGGCTGGTATGGCATTCGGGCGTGTTCGCCGAGCTGGAGGCGGAGCTGGCCGGGCTTCAGGCCTCGGGCGGGTATGAAGGTCCCGGCCGCTCGCCGGATCGTGCCGATGCGCTGGTCTGGGCAGTGACCGAGCTGATGCTCGGCCGGCGCGGCAAGGCGGCGGTGCGGGTGGTTTGAGGGCCTAGCAGCGCGGTGGTGGTGCAGCGATTCCAAGCCCCTCCTCCTTGGAGGAGGGGTTGGGGGTGGAGGGATTCCAGAACCTCTGTTGGTCTCGGTGAGACACAGCCCCACCCCAAACCCCTCCCCTAAAGGGGAGGGGCTTTTCAGCCGATAGGAGAAACCAATGCGAAACTGCATGGCTGCAGGGCTGATCGCCCTGCTGACGGGCGCGTGCGCGCTCAATGCCCAGACCGGAATCGCGGTGGGCGCCGGCGTCACGGTGGCGGTGAACGATCGCGACGGCGACGGGATGCTCGACGCCGGCGAAGTGCAGGCGATGGTGGAACGGGTGTTTCCGCCCGCGACGCTGACCGGCGGCTTCTGGGACGGGATGCGGGCGAGCGTTACCGCGGCTTATTGGTCCAAGGACCGGAACCGTGACGGGCGCTTGAGCCCGGTGGAGCTGGCGCGATGAAGTGGTTCGGGCGGAAGGCCGCGCGCGACGGGCAGCGGCCGGCGCTGGCGCGGGCCGGCTGGGGCAGCTTCGGCGACTGGCCGCGCAGCTATGAGGCGCAGCTGCGCGACGGCTATTGCCACAATCCGGTGGCGCAGCGCGCGGTGCGGCTGGTGGCCGAAGGGGTGGGCGGGGCGCCGATCACCGGATCGGATCCCGGCATGGTGGCGCTGGTTGCCGCGCGATCCGGCGGGCAGCGGCTGCTGGAGACGCTGGCGGCGCAACTGCTGCTGCACGGCAACGGCTATGTCCAGCTGCTGACCGATGGCGCGGGGCAGGTGCAGGCGCTGTATCCGCTGCGGCCCGAACGGGTGAGCGTGGAGCCGGATGCGCATGGCTGGCCGGTCGCCTATCGCTACCGGGTGGGCGAGCATTTGACCCGGCTGGCCGCGGACGATGGCGGACGGCCGCAGATCGTGCATCTGCGCGCCTTCCACCCGGCCGACGATCATTATGGGCTGGGCTGCCTGGACGCGGCGGCGGGCGCGATCGCGATCCACAATGCGGCGACGCGGTGGAACAAGGCGCTGCTGGACAATGCGGCGCGGCCGAGCGGCGCGCTCGTCTATGATCCCGGCGACGGATCGGCGCTGGCGCCGGACCAGTTCGCCCGGCTGAAGGAAGAGATGGAGGCGGGCTTTGCCGGTGCCGCCAATGCCGGGCGGCCGATGCTGCTGGAAGGCGGGCTGAAATGGCAGGCGATGAGCCTATCCCCCGCCGACATGGATTTCGTGGGGCTGAAGGCGGCGGCGGCGCGGGAGATCGCGCTGGCGTTCGGCGTGCCGCCGATGCTGCTCGGGCTGCCGGGCGACGCCGCCTACGCCAATTACCGCGAGGCCAATCGCGCGCTGTGGCGGCTGGCGATCCTGCCGATCGCCGAACATCTGCTGGGCGGAATCGCGCAGGGGCTGGCGCCCTGGTTTCCCGACGCGCGGCTTGCCGTGGACCTGGATCGGGTGTCGGCGCTGGCCGAGGACCGCGAGCGGCTGTGGCGGCAGGTGAGCGGCGCCGATTTCCTGACCGATGACGAGAAACGCAAACTGGTGGGGTTGCCATGACCGATGGAGCGATGCTGGCCCAGCTGATCGAGCAGGCCGAGGAGGAGGGCGCCGACCTGGCGACGCTGCGCGCGATCGCCGAGGAGGCGGGCACGGTGGGCGCCGATCGTGCGCTGGCGCGGCTGGGGCTGGACGACCCCGGCGCCGCCAAGGACATGGCCGAGCTGCGCGAGCTGCTCGGCGCCTGGCGCGATGCCAAGAAATCGATGCTCAAGGCGGTGATGCAATGGCTGGGCCGGACGGTGGCGGCGCTGGTGCTGGTGGTGCTGGCGATGCGGCTGGGCTTTCCCGGATGGCTGAAATGAGCGTGCGCTTCGCCGGCTATGCCGCGGTGTTCGATCGCGCCGATCGCGGCGGCGATGTGGTGCGGCCGGGGGCGTTCGGGCCGGTGGCGCCGGTGCCGCTGCTGTGGCAGCATCAAGGCGCGCCGGTGGGCGTGATCGAGGCGATCGGCGAGGATGCGCGCGGGCTGCGCGTGATCGGGCGGGTGGAGGATCCCCGGCTGGCGGCGCTGGTGGCCGAGGGCGCGGTGGCGGGGCTGTCGTTCGGCTACCGGGTGGAGGCGGCGCGGCAGGGCATGGTGCGCGAGCTGACCCGGTTGCGGCTGATCGAAGTGAGTTTGGTGGCGCAGCCGATGCAGCCGCTCGCACGGGTGCACGCGGTCACCTGAAATTCCGACGATTTCTGATGTTTACCCGGCGGGCGGTGCCTGTGCGGGGGCTTTTGGCGTGGGAGATGAACATGGACGATTTGGTGACGAGCTTCGACCAGCTGGACCTGCCGCCGGTGCGGCCGATGCTGGCCGGTGGGCGGCCGGTGGCGAGCGCGGCGTTCGACGGCTATCTGCGCGGCGGCGTCGAGACCAAGGCGCTGTCGGGCAATAGCGGCGCCGAGGGCGGCTATGCCGTGCCGCGCGAGATCGACGCGCGGATCGATGCGACGCTGAAGGCGATCTCGCCGATCCGCGCCATCGCCAATGTGGTGAAGGTGGGGACGAGCGGATACCGCAAGCTGGTGGCGAGCGGCGGCATTGAAAGCGGCTGGGCGGCGGAAACGGCGGGGCGGCCGATGACGGCGACGCCGACTTTCAACGAAGTCGCGCCGCCGTTCGGCGAGCTCTATGCCAATCCGGCGGCCAGCCAGGCGATGCTCGACGATGCGCTGTTCGATGTCGAGGCGTGGCTGGCCGACGAGATCGCGCGGGAGTTTGCGGCGGCCGAGGGCGCGGCGTTCGTCAGCGGCAGCGGGATCAACCGGCCCAAGGGGTTCCTGACCGCGCCGACCGCGACGACGGCGGATTCGGTGCGGGCGTTCGGGACGCTGCAATATTTGGCGACCGGCGCGGCGGGGGCGTTTGCGGCGAACCCCGAGGAGAAGCTGATCGACCTCGTCCAGGCGCTGCGCGCGCCGTATCGCCAGGGGGCGAGCTGGGTGATGAATTCGGCGACGCTGGCGCGGATCCGCAAGTTCAAGACCAGCGACGGCGCGATGCTGTGGCAGCCGAGCCTGGCGGTGGGGCAGCCGGCGACCTTGCTCGGATACCCGGTGGTGGAAGCCGAGGACATGCCGGACATCGCGGCGAACAGCACCGCCATCGCGTTCGGCAATTTCCAGGCGGGCTATCTGATCGCCGAGCGGGGCGAGACGCAGCTGCTGCGCGATCCTTATTCCAACAAGCCGTTCGTGCATTTCTACGCGACCAAGCGGCTGGGCGGGATGGTGAGCAATTCGGAGGCGATCAAGCTTCTGAAATTCTCCGCGAACTGAGCCGGAGGGAGCAGCATGGCAGACAGTTTCGCGAACAGCGCCGATCATGTCGCGGCGCCGGCGACGCGGGCGGTGGCGGTGGTGCCGAGCGACGGCACGCCGCTGCCCGACATTCCCAAGGGGCTGTATATCGGCACCGGCGGGACCATCACGATGCGCGGCGTGAACGCCACCGCGGATACGGTGTGGAAGAATGTGGCGAGCGGCACGATCCTGCCGCTGCGCGCGCAATATGTGCGGGCGAGCGGCACCACCGCCACCGACATGCTGGCGCTGTACTGATGGACGGGCTGGGGCTTTCCATTCCGGCGGTGGCGGCGCGGCGGCGGGTGGCGCCGCCGCTGTCGTCGCGCGTCGACCGGACCACCAGCAGCGTGGATTCCACGCTGCGCACCATCGACAGGAGCTGAGCGTGGCAAAACAGAGCATCAACGTGGGTGCCGCCGCGAATGACGGCACCGGCGATACCGAGCGTGCCGCCTGGATCAAGGCGAACGCCAATTTCGACGACCTCTATGCCGGGCGCAGCGGCGTTTCGGCGGTGGTGAAGACCGCCGCCTACACGATCGCGGCGACGGAGGTGGACCAGCTGTTCGTCGGCGATGCGACGTCGGGCGGTATGGTCTTCACCCTGCCCGGCGCCAGCGGCCTGAGCGCGGGCGACCTGCTGCACGTTCGCAAGAGCGATGCATCGGCCAACCGCGTGACGGTGCGCGACGGCAGCACCGACATCGCCTGGCTTTCCGCGCAGCATGACGCGGTGGCGTGCTACTGGACCGGTGCCGCCTGGGTGCCGCTGCACTGGGGGATCGCGCCGCTGCGCATGGCCTTTGCGAGTTCGGGCACCAGCACCCGGCCGCCGCTGGCCACGGCGTTCGAGGTGGTGGCGATCGGCGGCGGCGGTGGCGGCGGATCGGGCTGTTCCAGCACGACCGGGACGGTGCGGACCGGCGGCGGCGGCGGTGCCGGCGGCGCGGTACACTATCTGCGCTTTCCCGCCGCCGCCCATGGCGCGACCGAGAGCGTGACGATCGGCGCGGGCGGCAGCGGCGGCGCGAGCCGGACCGGATCCGGCGGCGTCACCGGCGGCACGGGCGGCACCACGCTGCTGGGCAATCTGGTGAGCGCCGCGGGCGGCGGCGGCGGCGTGGGCGGCTATACCGCCGGGGCCACCGGAGGCACGGCGCCGAGCGGCACCTTCGGCGCGGCAGGTGCGGGCAGCGCATCGGTGCCGACCAGCGCCGCGGCGACGGGTGCGGCGGGCATCACCGGCGGTGGCGGCGCCGGCGGCAGCCTGGATGCGGCGAACGCGATCCGCGCGGCATCGGGCGGGGGCGCCGGTTCCACCCATTGCGGCGCAATCGCATCCGGCGGCGCAGGCGGCACCGGCGGCGCGGCCGGCGCACTCGCCAATCCGCTGGCGCAGATCGGGGCGGGCGGCGGCGGCGGCGGCGCTTCCGGCCAGAACAGCGGCGCCGGCACCAGTGGCGGCGCCGGCGGCGATCCCGGGGGCGGTGGCGGGGGCGGGGGCGCCTGCGACATCGGCTTCGCTTCGGGCGCCGGCGGCACCGGCGGGCGCGGCGAGCTGCGCCTGACCTGGTATTTCAGCTGAGGAGCGGGCGATGGCGGTCTATCGCGTGATCGAGGCGGGCATCACGGTCAACCGGATCGAATGGGACGGCGCGGCGCCCTACGATCCCGGACCGGGGCGACAGTGGCCCGCGAGGATCCCGATCGCGGCCCATCGACCCAGAACCCCGAATAGACCGAACGGGCAACAGGAGACAGGACCATGGACGCACCGCCCTTTCCGGCGGCGGCGATCGATGCCGCGCGCGGCGCGATCAAGGCATATCTGCGCATTGAAGGAACCGGCGAGGATGCCGCGATCGACGCCGCCGCGCGGACGGCGCTGGCGCTGGGTGAGGCCTTTACCGGCACCGCCTGGATCGCGCGCGAATGGCAGGCGACGCTTTCGCGATCGGGCGGGTGGCAACGCCTGCCGACCGCGCCGGTGACCGCGATCACCAGCGTTGCCGCGCTGGCGCTCGACGGGACGGCGGCGATCCTGCCGCTGCCCGCTTACGCCATCGATATCGATGCGCAGGGCGGGGGCTGGGTGCGGATCGCAGCGGCGCAGCCCCCGGCCCGGATCCGGGTGACGTTCACCGCCGGCACCGCGCCGGCATGGGACGGCGTGGCACCGCCGCTGGCGCAAGGCGCGGTGCTGCTGGCCGCCCATCTGTTGGAAAGCCGTGGTGCCGCGTCGGCCCCGCCGGCGGCGGTTGCCGCCTTATGGCGGCCGTGGCGCCGCGTGCAGCTGTGCGGTGGGAGGCGGGCATCATGTTCGATCGGCTGAAAGCCCGGGGGGAGGCGATCGGCCGTGCCGCCGCCGCCGATCGGGCGGCAAGGCTGGCGGCGGCGGTGCGGGAGACCTTCCCCGGCATCGCCGCGGAAAGCGATGCGGCGGGGGTAACGCTGCGCGGGCGGGGTCTGTGGCGGCGCTGGCTGGCCGATCCGGCGCTGCGCTGGCTGGGAGGGCTGTTGCGATGAATCCGCATGAGACCCTGGCCAGCGCCGTCCGCGTGGCGCTGGCCGCCCATGCGCCGATCGCGGGCGCGGTGAACGGCGTGTTCGACGCGAATCCGGGCCGGGCCACGCGGCCCTATCTGCTGGTGGACGATCCGGTGCTGACCGACTGGAGCACCAAGGACCAGCCCGGCCGCGAAGGCCGGCTGAGCGTGCTGGTGCGCGACAGTGGCGAGGCCCGCCAGCGGGTGCGGGCGCTGGCAGGCGAAGTGGAGGCAGTGCTGGCGGCGCTGCCCTCCGCGATCGGCGACGGCTGGCGGATCGTAAGCCTGGTGCTCCAGCGCAGCCGCATGGTCGCGGAGGGGGAGAACCGGGTGACGGCGGTGATCGACGTTCGGGTGCGGATGCTGCGCGAGGGGTGATGGGCGCGCTTCCTCCTTCCCTGGGGGAAGCGGCCGTTTCGTTTCTCCCCGGCACGGGGAGGAATGTTCTTTGAGGAGAGTATGATGGCAGCGGAGAAGGGAAGCGCGTTTCTGCTGAAGATCGGCAACGGCGCGATGCCGGTGGCCTATGCCACCGTGGCGGGGCTGCGCACGACGCAGCTTTCGGTGAATGGCGAGGCGGTAGCGATCACCAGCAAGGATTCGGGCGGGTGGCGCGAATTGCTGTCGGGCGCGGGCGTGCGATCGGTGAGCGTATCGGGCGCGGGGGTGTTCACCGGATCGGCGGCCGAGGCGCGGCTGAAGGCCAATGCGCTGGCCGGGGTTCTCGACGACTATCGGCTGAGCTTCGAAAGCGGCGAGACGATGACCGGCCGGTTCCTGGTCACCCGGCTGGATTATGCCGGCGATTTCAACGGCGAGCGCAGCTACACGCTGGCGCTGGAAAGCTCCGGCCCGGTGGTGAGCGCATGAGTGGCGCGGCCAATCCTGCGCGCGGCGAGGCGATGCTGCGCGCGGGTGGCGTGGCGCTGGTGCTGCGGCCGAGTTTCGAGGCGCTGGTGGCGGCCGAGGCGGAGGTGGGGCCGTTATTCGCGCTGGTGGAGCGGGCCGCCGCCGGGCGGCTGGCGCTGGCGGAGCTGGTGGCGCTGTTCTGGCATTGCCGGCACGAGGCGCCCGAGGCGCTGACGCGCGAGGCCTTTTCGGAAGCGGTGGTGGCAAGCGGGCTGGCTGCGGCCACCCCGGTGCTGAAGACGCTGATCGGCCAGATCCTGGCCGGACGATGAGCCGTTTTTCGGACCAGGCGGCGCGGCTGGCGGGCATGGCGGGGCTGGCGTTCGGCTGGTCCCCCGACATTTTCTGGCGATCTACGCCCGCCGAGCTGGCGGCGCTGATCGGCGCGGCGGCGGGCGAGGCGGGCGAACCGCTGACCCCGGATCTGCTGGCGCGATTGCAGGAGCAGTTTCCCGATGGATGAGGAAATCGAAAGACTGATGGTATCGGTGCGTGCCGATACCGCCGGCTTCGCGCGCGACGTGGAGGCGATGCGCGGATCGCTGGAGGGTCCGTTCGAGGCCGGGGTGGACCGGGCGGGGCGCTCGCTGGAGACCACGCTGCTACGCGCGGCGCGGACCGGCCGGATCGGCTTCGACGATCTGCGCAGCGTGGCGGTGAAGGCGATGGACGAGATCGCGCGTGCCGCGATCGGCATTGCCATCCCGTCCCTGGGCATCGGCGGACGCAGCGGCGGGCTGGTTTCCCTGCTGGGCGGGTTGCTGGGCCTGCCCGGCCGGGCGACGGGTGGCCCGGTGAGCCCCGGCCGACCCTATTGGGTGGGCGAGCGGGGGCCGGAGCTGTTCGTGCCGACCAGCGCGGGGCAGGTGACGCCGACGGCATCGGGCGCGGGACGGGACGTGCGGGTTTCGATTACCGTCAACGCCGCGACCGGCGAGGCCCCGCAGGCGCTGGCGCAATCGAGCCGGCAGGTGGCGCGCGCCGTGCGATCGGCGCTGGCGGGGCTCGACTGATGGGCTGGTGGCTTGCCGAGCAGCGGCGCGGCCAGGCGGAAGACGTGGTGAAACGGTTCGATCCGCTGTTCTGGACGGTCGATTTCCCCCGGCCGATGCTGGCCAGCCTGGTGACGACGGCGGCGGATGCGCTGCGCGTCGACCTGGTGTTTCACCGGCGCGGCGACCTGGCCGGGCTGATCTGGGCGGCGGAGGATCGGTGGGATCACCCGCTGCTTGCCTATGCGACGCGGCGCGATTTCCGGGATTGCCGCTTGCGGTTCCGCTGGCGATCCTCGGGCGTGATCCCGCTCGATGCGGTGCACGGGCCGGTGCTGACGATCGAAGGGCGCGATGCGGCCGGCACGGCGCGCAGCTGGTATGTGCGGCTGTGGAACTATGCCGAGGGCACGGCCGAGGATGCGGTGGTGGCGATCGATTTCGCGACGGTGGCGGGCGGGTTCCTGCTGCCGGGCGAGGCCGACCCGGTCTGGGCGGGCGATGTCGACCGGATGTTCGTGTCGCTGGTGCCGCCGGGCTATGCCGATGAGGATGCGACGCCGCTTGCCGCGCCGGTGGCTGCATGGGTGGAGCTGACCGGCATCGCGTGCGACGGGCCGGGATCGGTGCTGCCGATCGGCGCGGCGGTGGTGCCCGAACATGGCCTGCGCATCGCCACCGGTTATGACGATTGCTACAATCTGGCGCCGGCGCGGCTGCTGCGCAATATCCTGCACCTCGGCTATCGCGGCGACATCCTCCATTATGTCGGGATGAGCCATTATTTCCGGCTCGAGGCGCAGGCCGGCGGCTTCTATGTCAGCCTGGCGGGGGGCGTGCTCGCCGAACCCTGCGCGGCGTGGCACCGCGATTTCGCAAGCCGTGCCAACGCGCTGGGGCTGGGGGTGATCTGGTCGCTCAGCTATGAGCTGCTCGACCAGCATTGCTGGGGCGACTGGAAGCAGCGTGCCGCCGATGGCAGCCCGGCGCTGACCGGGTGGGACCCGCCTTCGACCTTGCTGTCGCCGGCGCATGGCGGCGCGATGGCCTATCTGCGCGCGGTGGCGCTGGCGTTTGTCGGCATCGCGCAGGCGGCGGGACTGGCGGTGCGGTTCCAGATCGGCGAGCCTTGGTGGTGGGTGATGGCCGATGGCGGTCTGTGCATCCATGATGCGGCGGCCAAGGCGGCGCTTGGCGATCCCGCGCCGCAGAATCTGCGGGAGCCGGTGGATGCCGCGGTGCTGGAGGCGGCGGGGGCGTTGCTGGCGCAATCCACGTTTGCCCTGCGCGATGCCGTGAAGGCAGCGGCGCCGGGCGCGGTGGTGCTGCTGCTCGCCTATCTGCCGACCGTGCTCGATCCGGCGATGCCGGAGGCGAAGCGGGTGAACCTGCCGCTGGGCTGGGCCTCGCCGGCGTTCGATGTGCTGCAGCTCGAGGACTATGACTGGGCGGCGGCGGGCAATGCCGCCGGCTCCGAACGGGCGGTGGCGGCGGCCGAGGCGCGGCTGGGCTATCCGGTGGAGCGGCAGCATTATCTCGCCGGCTTCGTGCTGCGGCCCGAAGACAAGGACCAGTGGCGCGGCATTGCCGAGGCGGCGGCGCGCGGCCGCCGGCGCGGGGTGGCGGCGACCTATGTGTGGGCGCTGCCGCAGGTGCTGCGCGACGGTTTCATCCATTTCGACCAGGAGGCGGCGATGACGCCCTTTGACGATGTGTCCTTTCCCATCGCGCTGGGGCGCGAGGCGGAAGTGGCGCCGGAGGTTGCCACCGCGATCGTGACCAGCGCGGGCGGGGCCGAGCGGCGCAATGCCGAATGGGCGGAAGCGCGCACCCGCTATGATGTGGGGCCGGGGGTGCGATCCGAGGCGGACATCGCCGAACTGCTCGGCTTTTTCCGGGCACGGATGGGGCCGGCGCGGGGCTTTCGCCTGCGCGATCCGTTCGATTTCGAAGGGCGGGACGTGGCGATCGGCACTGGCGACGGCACGGTCGCGCGGTTCCAGCTGGTCAAGCGGTACGGCGAGAGCGTGCGGCGGATCACTCGGCCGGTGGCGGGGACGGTTTCGGTGCGGCTGGACGGGGTGCCGACCGCGGCCTTCGCGCTGGGCGCGGGCGGGGTGGTGACGCTCGACGCGGCGCCCGCCGCGGGCGTGCAGGTGACCGCCTCCTTCCTGTTCGACGTGCCGGTGCGCTTCGCCGAGGACCAGCTGCGGGTGAGCCGGGCGAGCTTCCTGGCGGGCGCGGCGGCATCGGTGCCGCTGGTGGAGATTCGCGAATGACCTGGCTGGAGGGTGCGCTCACCACGGTCACGCTGTGTTGGCGGATCGAGCGGCGCGACGGCGTGACCATCGGGCTGACCGCGCACGATCGCGACCTGTGGCGCGACGGGCTGCTCTATCGCGCGGCACCGGGAATGACGCCGAGCGCGATCGAGCGCAGCGCCTCGCTGGAGGCGGATGCGATGGACGTGCGCGGCGTGCTGGCGAGCGATGCGATCAGCGAAGCCGATCTGCTCGCCGGGCGCTGGGACGGGGCGCGGGTGGCGATCTTCGCGACCGACTGGACGGCGCCGGGGGAGACCGTTCCGCTGGGCGAGGGCGTGCTGGGCGCGATCGAGACCCGCGACGGCGCGATCACCGCCGAGCTGCGTGGGGCGACCGCTGCGTTCGAGGCGCCGGTGGTGGAGGCGACCTCGCCCGATTGCCGGGCGGCGCTGGGCGATGCGCGCTGCCGGATCGACCTGGCCGGGCGGCGGCGGTTCGCGCGGGTGGTGGCGATCGAGGACGCCGTGCTGACGCTCGATGCCGCCGAGCCCGTCGCCAACGCCTATGGCGGCGGGCGGCTGCGCTGGTTCGGCGGGGCGAATAGCGGGCTGGTGGACGGGATCGCCGCATCGGACGGCGCGACGGTGACGCTGCGCGTGCCGCCGCGGTTCGAAGGCGCGGGCGCGCTGGTCGAGCTGATCGAGGGATGCGACGGCCGGATCGAGACCTGCGCGGCGCGCTTCGGCAACGCGGCGAACTTTCGCGGCGAGCCCTATCTGCCGGGCACCGACCTGCTGACCCGGTATCCTGGCGGATGAGCGGGGCGCAGGGGCTCGCGGCGGCGCGGGCGGCGATCGGCGTGCGCTTCCGGCTGCACGGCCGCGATCCGGCGCACGGACTGGATTGCGTGGGGCTGGTCGCGCTGGCGCTGCGGGCGCAGGGGATGCGGACGGCGATCCCCGACGACTATCCCCTGCGTACCGGCGATGCCGCACGGGCGGCGGCGGCGCTGCGGCGGGCCGGGCTGCTGCCGGTGGAGAACGCCGCGCCGGGCGACGTGCTGTTGCTGCGGGCCGGGCCGGGGCAGCTCCACCTGGCGATCGCGGGCGAGGGAAGCATCGTCCATGCCGATGCGGTGCTGCGCCGCGTCGTCGAGCGGCCGGGCGTGCCGCCCTGGCCGATCCTGCGCTGCTGGCGCTGGCCGAAAGGAGAGGAATGATGGCGACGGTGGTACTGACCATCGCCGGCGGTCTGATCGGCGGACCGCTCGGCGCGGGACTGGGCGGGCTGATCGGCAACACGATCGACCGCCAGCTGCTGCGACCGGGCACCCGCGAGGGCGCGCGGCTGGCCGATCTGCGGGTGCAGACGTCGAGCTATGGCACGCAGATCCCCAAGCTGTTCGGCAGGCTGCGGGTAGCCGGATCGGTGATCTGGGCGACCGACCTGATCGAGCATCGCGCGACCGAAGGCGGCGGCAAGGGGCGCGGCGCAGCGACGGTGTTCACCTACACGGCGTCGTTCGCGGTGGCGCTTTCGGCACGGCCGATCCTGCGCGTCGAGCGGATCTGGGCGGACGGACAGCTGCTGCGCGGTGCGGCGGGCGACTTCAAGGTGCGCACCGGCTTCCGCCTCCATCACGGCAGCGAGGACCAGCCGGTCGATCCGCTGATCGCATCGGCGGAGGGAATCGGGCTGGCCCCGGCGCATCGCGGCATCGCCTATGCGGTGTTCGAGGATCTGGAACTGGCGACCTTCGGCAACCGCATCCCCCAACTCAGTTTCGAAGTGGTGGCCGATCCGGCGCCGGTCGCGCTGGGGACGATCGCTTCCAGCATTGCGCCTGCGATCGAGGGGGCCGCGCTGTCGCTGCCGGTCGCCGGCTTTTCGGTCCAGGGGCCGACCATCGGTTCCGTGCTGGAGAACATCCTGGCGGCAAGCGGCGGCTGGCTGCGCAGCGAGGGGCAGGCGCTGCGGCTGATCGAAGGCGATGGCGCCGCCGAACGCTGGCCCGATGCTGGCGCACATCGCGGCGAGGCGGGACGCGGCCGGGGCACCCGATCGATCGCCGCCGCCGATACCGCGGCGCGACGGGTGAGCGTGCAGTATTACGACGCGGCGCGCGACTATCAGGCGGGCGTGCAGCAGGCCTGCCGCGACGGGCCGGGCAATCGCGACTCTCGGATCGAACTGCCGGCGGTGCTGGAGGCGCCCGCCGCCAAGGCGCTGGCGGCGGGCGCCTTGCTGCGCGCGGATAGCGGCCGCGAGCGCCGCACGATCACGCTGGGCTGGGACGCGCTTGCCGTTCGTCCGGGCGAACGGATCGCCATCGAGGGCGCGCCAGGGCAATGGCGGGTCGATCGATGGGCGCTGGAGCGGATGACCGTGCGCCTGGAATGCGTGCGGATCGCCCGGACACCGATCGCCGGCAGCGCAAGCGCGGGACGGGCGGTCGCGGCGCCGGACGAGCGCCATGGCACCACCATGGCGTGCTGGTTCGAACTGCCGCCCCTCGACGACACGCCGCTCGCCCGCCCCCGCTTCGCCGTGGCGGCGGCGGGAACGGCGGCCGGATGGCGCCGGGCGATGCTGTCGTACAGCAGGGATGGCGGCATTTCCTGGGAAGCGGCGGGCAGCACGGCTTATCCGGCGGTGCTGGGAACGATCGTGGAGCCGCCCGGCACGGGATGCGCGACGCTGACCGATGGCATCCATCACGTGATCGTGGAGCTTGCGAACGCGGCGATGGTGCTGGCGAACGCCGATGATCGCGGGCTCGATGCGGGCGCCAACCTTGCGATGCTGGGGGCGGAACTGATCCAGTTCGCCCGCGCGGAGCCGCTGGGCGGCACGCACTGGCGGCTTTCCCGGCTCTGGCGGGGACGACGGGGCACGGACCCTGCGATCGGCACGCAGAGGGCCGGGGACCGCTTTGTCCTGCTCACGCGCGACACGGTGAAGCTGATCGACCTCGACGTTGCGATCGGCGGATCGGTGCAGCTCCTGGCGCAAGGGGTGGAAGCGGAGAGCGACGTCGCGCCGCTGACCGCCCCGGTTTCCGGCATTTCGCTGCTGCCCCCGGCGCCGGTGCAACTGCGTGCAACGCGGGAGGGAAGCGATATCCGGCTGCGATGGGCGCGGCGGAGCCGCGCCGGCGGGGCATGGCAGGACGGGGTGGACATTCCGATCGGTGAACAGAGCGAAGCCTATGCGGTGGAAATCGATGCCGCCGGCCGGGTGGACAGGCTTTCCACGTCCCAGCCGAGCGTGACGATCGGCGCGGCGGGACTGCAGTTCCCCGCGACGCTGCGCGTCTTCCAGATCGGAACCTATGGCCGCTCCACCGCGGCGACGCTGACGCTTTCCAGCCTAGGAGAGGTGCCATGACGATTGCTGCCACCGACCGTTTCGATCTGCCCCTGCTGGAGCCGGGGCAGGCGCAGAAGGAGATGTTCCACAACGAGGCGTTGCTGCGGATCGACATTCTGACGCACGCGTCCGTCGTATCGGCACAAATGGAGGTTCCGCCTTCCTCGCCGCAGCTAGGCCAGTGCTGGCTGATCGGGAATGCGCCGTCCGGCGCATGGGCCGGCCATGCCGGGAGCCTGGCCGCCTGGACGGCGGGAGGCTGGCGCTTTGTTGCACCGCGGGAAGGCCTGCAGCTGTGGATCGAGGATAGCGGCGTTCCCGCCCGCTTCCTTGGCGGAGAATGGTACCAGAATAGAACCTATGGGGAAGTTTTTGTCCAAGGGCATCAAGTGGTTGGCGAAAGAGGCGCGGCCATCGCGGAACCGGAAGGCGGGACGACGGTTGACGTGGAGGCGCGTAGAACCATTTCTGCGGTGCTGGACGCGTTGCGCGGACACGGGCTAATCGATGCTGGATAA